TAATGGGAATAATGGATAAATTACAGAAGAACTCACGTATAAAGGAGACTTCGCAACTAGACAAAAGTAAATTGTTTAGTAACACAGAAATGGTTACCACAAAGGTACCTATGATTAACGTTGCATTGTCAGGCGATCCTGACGGTGGACTTACTTCGGGACTAACAGTGCTAGCAGGACCATCGAAGCATTTTAAGACTTCGTTTGGATTGCTAATGGCCGCAGCCTACCTAGATAAATATGAGGATGCTGTTTTGTTATTCTATGATTCAGAGTTTGGCTCACCGCAACAATATTTTACATCATTTGGGATTGACACATCAAGAGTATTACATAGTCCCATTACGAATGTAGAAGAATTAAAATTTGATTTAGTTAATCAATTAGAAAATATTGAACGTAAAGATAAAGTCATTATTATGATTGATTCAATAGGAAATTTAGCGTCCAAGAAAGAGCTAGATGATGCAATGAATGAAAAGTCAGTTGCAGATATGTCGAGAGCCAAAGCCCTCAAAGGTTTGTTTAGAATGACAACACCTTACCTGACAATGAGGGATATCCCATTATTGGCGGTTAATCATACATATCAAGAAATAGGCTTATTCCCTAAAGCAGTCGTTTCCGGCGGTACAGGTATTTACTACTCCTCAGATAATATTTGGATCGTCGGACGTCAGCAAGAGAAAAAAGGTACAGAAATTCTTGGATATAATTTTGTGATTAATGTAGAAAAATCTAGATTTGTAAGAGAAAAGTCTAAGATTCCTATTAGTGTCACATGGGAAGGCGGTATTGAAACATACTCTGGATTATTAGATGTAGCAATGGAAGGCGGATATGTTGTTAAGCCTACAATGGGTTGGTACTCTAAAGTTGATATAAAAACTGGCGAAATAGAAGATAAAAAGGTTCGTCAAGCTGAAACACTTAAAGAATCATTTTGGAAACCCATATTTGAGAATACAGATTTTAAGGAATTTCTTAAACGTAGATATGAAGTTGGCCATGCGGAGATGATTAAGAGTGCAAATTGAAACATTAATCCTACGTAACTTAATGCTCAATGAGGATTATACGAGAAGTGTAATCCCTCATTTAAAATTACGATATTTTGAAGAACCACATAGAGCAGTCTTTAATGAGATTATTGGCTTTGTAACTAAATATAATAAGTTACCATCTGCCGATGCATTAGGAATTGAATTAAGAAATAATCCAAAGATTGGTTCTGATTCATTAGCTCTTATACCTGAAATAAGTGTTCAAAAAGATGAACAAACTATTGAATGGTTAACTGAAAAGACTGAAAAATGGTGTCAAGATAGAGCAATCTATTTAGCAATTATGGATTCAATTAATATTATTGAAGGCAAACATGATACGTTAGATAAGAATTCATTACCTGATGTTTTATCTGATGCTTTAGGTGTTAATTTTGATATGAGAGTTGGCCACGATTATGTTGATGATTCTGATTCTCGTTTTGATTTTTATCATAGAGATGAAGAACACCTCCCATTTGATTTAGAAATGTTTAATAAGATTACTAAAGGTGGTCTTGTTAATAAATCTCTTAATGTAGCTCTTGCAGGTACAGGCGTAGGTAAATCTTTATTTATGTGTCATGTAGCAGCAGGTGCTTTAACTCAAATGAAGAATGTATTATATATCACTATGGAAATGGCTGAAGAAAGAATTGCTGAACGTATTGATGCTAACCTTATGAATGTACCTATTGACCAATTAGAGAATTTGTCAAAAGATATGTTCGATAAGAAATTACATAAGCTTACTGATAAAGGTGTAGGCAAATTAATTGTTAAAGAATATCCTACAGGCGCAGCAAGTTCTATTCATTTTAGAGCATTACTTAAGGAATTAAAACTTAAACGTGATTTTATTCCAGATATGATATGCATTGATTATTTAAATATATGTGCTTCATCAAGAATGAAAACAATGGGTGGTGCTATTAATTCATATACATATGTTAAAGCAATTGCAGAAGAATTGCGTGGCTTAGCAGTAGAATATAATTTACCTATTGTTACAGCCACACAAACTACACGTTCAGGCTTTGGTAGTTCGGATGTTGGATTAGAAGATACATCAGAATCATTGATGTTGGATTAGAAGATACATCAGAATCATTTGGTCTACCAGCAACAGCAGACTTAATGTTTGCTATTATATCTACTGAAGAACTAGAAGATTTAAATCAATTAATGATTAAACAATTAAAAAATAGATACAACGATCCAACCGGTAAAAACAAAAAGTTTGTCATTGGAGTTGATAGAGCTAAAATGAGATTATATGATGTAGAAGATACTGCTCAAACACTCAATGTTGATGAACCCCCTAAAGAAAATAAATATGAGGATTTTAACGTATGAACTTACTTACAGCAGCAGGTTGGGGTACAAAATATACTAACCTAGCAAAACATATATCTACATGGTCAAAAGACCCAAGCACTCAAGTTGGAGCAATAGTCGTAGGTGGTGATGGTCAAATATTATCACAAGGATTTAATGGTTTCCCAAGAGGAATAAAAGATTCTGATGAGAGACTAAATAATCGCGAAAGAAAATATGAATTAGTTGTACACGCAGAAATGAATGCAATATATAATGCATCTCTTACTGGGGTATCTTTAAGAGATTCTACATTATATGTGTATGGATGCCCGGTTTGTAATGAATGCGCTAAAGGTATTATTCAAGTTGGTATAAAAAAGGTTGTTGCTCATTATATGTGTATGGATGCCCTGTTTGTAATGAATGCGCTAAAGGTATTATTCAAGTTGGTATAAAAAAGGTTGTTGCTGTAAGGCCTAAAGATATGCCAGTTGTATTAAAAAGATGGGATGAATCAATAAAAGTAGCTGGAGCTTTATTTAGAGAGGCTGAAGTAATGTATTTAACAGAGGTCGAAGATGAGTGAAATAGCTTTTAGAAAATGGTCTTTTGTAGATAAAAACGATTTAGATAATGAACATTGGTATGTACGATTGGAAGGTGGAGAATTTCATGGTGTCATTTATAGATATATGGAAATTAAATTAAATGAAACAACTGAATCCATAAATTTTGATTATGAAATTGTAGATTATCCAATGGATGACCCTCATGGTAATCCTAAATTTAATCAAGCTGCTGGTGATATATTAAAAAGTATCTTAGATGATGCAATGGAAAAACAGGACTATATATTAGGTCCAAAGAAAGAATGAACGTAAAAGAAACATTGACGATATTATCAGAAGAGTGCGCGTATATTTTAGGTCCAAAGAAATAATGAACGTAAAAGAAACATTGACGATATTATCAGAAGAGTGCGCGGAAGTTATACAAGCAAATTCTAAATTAATTAGATTTGGTCCATACGATGAAGATAATGTAAATGAATTAGAAAAAGAGCTTGGTGATATTATGGCTGTAATACTCATACTTGATTATTATGGCTATGTTTCAACAGAAAATATAACAGACAATATTGTTCCTAAGCTTCAAAAGCTGAAAAAGTATAGTAAAATAAAGAATTTAAATAAAATCATTAAAAGTTTATAACTTATAAATAGTTCTATATTTGTAATCAACTTAGGATTTTTAATGCATTCTTTTAAAGAACACGTAGATGAGGCCTCATCTCTAAAATTTATTACTTTACTTCCCCCTAAAGTAAGACACGCCATAAAAAGATATGCCCACCAGGATAAGTACAAAGGTGCTTTGTATATGTATCGTTCATTTCTAAAAAATAAAGATATGCAGGCTAGAGGCTTGTCCAAAAAGAAAATGCAAGATATTGCAGCCGACCATTTTGGTTTAGACCATAGAGAATTTTATAAAATACTTGATCGTAAGACAAGATACGAAGAAGCTCCACCAGGAATGTCAGACACTGTAAAGAAATTTAAAGCAGATGGGATGGATGACGATAAAGCATTTGCTCTTGCTTGGTCAATATATAATAAAAGGAATGAAACTATATCAGAAGCATATACAGTTGCAATAGATAAAGATAGTGAGATTGATGATTTAAATTATCCAAAACAATCAGAAAAGGATGCTCTTAAATTATTATACGCTCATTTAAAAACTACCTATCCAGACTTTGACAATCCTTTAATATTTGACCCTAATCCAGATAGTGAGTCTAGTCGTCGGGCTGTTAAAGTTCTTTCAGATTTAGAAGCAAAAGGTTTTAGTATAGTAGATGTAAAAAAGAATAACTTAACCATAGATGGTAAAAAAATTGATTGGGGTAGTGACTTACCACCAATGAAATTTGGAACTGGATCTGCAGATAAGAAAATTGATTGGACTGAATTTGGCATTAGCAATAATACTAAATATATAGAATTTTGTCAATCAATTGGATTTTTTCTAGGAAAGAAATTAACCCCAGATACTTTTGTATCAGAATTAAAAGATTTAACAATTAAAGGTGATTTTAAAATACGCGAATTTATTAAAGACGGACCGGACGGTTGGGAATATTTTATAGATTTTTGTAATGTAGACCCAGTACTTCAAAAAGAAGTTATGTTATTAGTCAATGGTTCATTCTTTTATAAAGAACAAATTAAGATTAAGAGTCCATATGTACTTTGGACCGGTATTGACACATATTATAGTAATTTAAAAAAGAAAGAAAATATTAAAGGTGATATTAAACCTAATACAGCAGATTGTTGTCTTATTGAAAATAACACACCTGAAGCATTATATAAAGCATTAGCTAGTAAAGCTCCTATAACAACTAATGAGTTAACTGGCAAATTAACATGTGGTAAGATTAGTTGGTATCAAATATCTTTAAAGAAAGTTAGAGATGGAGCTCAACTTGGCAAACTTACAACAATACTTAAAGGTACATTTGACCAAAAAGATACACCGTTAACAGTATTAGCTAAGATTGATGATATATATTATGCACATAATCCAGAAGCTTTGGGTGAAGATTATGACAAACAATTTGACAACTTATTAATAGAAGGATTTTTTGGAGATGCTGTTGCTAAAGTTAAACAACTAGGTGGTGATGCATTTGATAAATTAAAATCTGCAGTAGTAAATATTATGAAATTCACTGGAGGTCTTTTCAAAATAATGACTAAGGTATTAAAACAAGAAGAGAAAAAACATGATAAAATAATTGATAAAATAACCAAAAAATTTCTTAAAGAAGAAGCTTTAATGGAAAGTAATAAATTATTAAGAGAAAGGAAAAAACCTACCACAGCTGAAAAATTAGATGCTATTGTTAGAGAGAAAGATTTAAATGATGCATATAAAGATGTTATTATGAAATCATTTAATGATGTAAAAACAACTTTTAAAAAAGGTACTCCTATAGCCTTTAAAAAAGAAACTCAAAATATTACAAAAATTGAAGCTGGCACGATAAATTTTTTAGCAGGTAATGTAATAACATTTGGTATGCTTAATAATATTACTGATAAAGTTGAAAAGAAAGGTATTGTTTTCATTAATGATTTAAATAAAAGTATGCTTATGGGTGATACAAAAATACCAGTTGTTAAATTATATGGCCATGAATCAAAAGCAGATTCTGAAATTCTTACTGTTAGTAAAATAAATCAATCAGACCCAAGAATAGAAGATAAAACTACTGATTTAGTAAAAATTAATATTGCACCAAAAAGCAAATCAGAGACATATTGGGTATGTAATATGTGGATGTTTGCTAATATGAAAGATGGTGTTCCAAGATACCATAAAGTATCATTTAAGAAGAGTGGAAAAGGATTTAATTATAATATTGAAGGTACAGCAACATATACTGCTGATAAAATTACACCATTCCCAATGGAGAAAGAATGAATTTTAAAAAACATATAGCAGAAGCAAAAAACACGCATATGACCCATATCGAGGATATGGTTATTGACGGTGGAGTAGATGGAGCAAGGTCAGCTATTTTTGCTTTAAGAGATTTAAGAGATATGTTAGCCGGACATACGAATGATAGTAAACAAGTTACAGTCAAATGGGATGGAGCACCTGCCGTATTCGCAGGCATTGACCCAGAAGATGGTAAGTTCTTTGTAGCCAAAAAAGGTATATTTAATAAGAACCCAAAGGTATATAAGAGCGTTAAAGATGTTAAAGCCGATACAAAGGGCGATTTAGCAAAGAAACTTACAGTAGCATTTCAAGAATTAAAGAAACTTGGCATAAGGAAAGGGGTCTACCAAGGTGACATTATGTTCACAAAACCAGACTTAAAAACACAAACAATTGATGGGAAAAAGTATGTAACTTTTCACCCAAATACTATAGTATATGCAGTACCTGAAGAAGCAGCAACAGAAATAAAGCGAGCAAAAATTGGTGTAGTGTGGCATACTTATTACTCAGGCACAACCTTTGAAAATATGACTGCAAGCTTCGGAGTATCCGTTGGTGCATTCAAAACAGTTAGGACAGTTTGGCAAAAATCTGCTAACTTTCCTGATATATCTGGTTTAGCCACATTAACCAAAAAGGAAACAGATGAAATCACTACTCACATCTCAAACGCGGGAAAACTCTTTCAAAAAATCTCGGCTACGACGCTTAATGACGTGGCTTCAAATTCAGATATTAATTTATTTATCAATACCTTTCGCAATACGAAGGTTAGAGCACAAGAAGAAGTTATTGACTCACAAGCCTACGTTAGTGAGCTTATCGAGTGGATATCTGCCCGTTACGATAGTCAAAAAGAAAAGCTTAAAAGCGATGCTGGGAAGGATAAGAAGGAAGAAGCCAAGCTATTAGCATTAGAATTCTTTTCAGATGACAATAAAGATGGGCTTGTAAATATGTTTGATATGCAAAATGAGCTAGTAATGGCCAAGAAAAAGCTATTAACACACTTGGATAGCATGGATAGTATAAATACATTTATAAAGACAAAAGACGGGTTTAAAGTAACAGGCGCCGAAGGATATGTTGCTATTGACCATTTAACTAACGGTGCTGTTAAAATTGTAGATAGGATGGAATTTTCCTATAATAACTTTAGCAAAGACATAATCAAGGGATGGGAGTCCGAATCACGATGAAATTAATAGACAAACTGGTAAAAGAATTTACCTCAATAAACGAAAAGGTTAGTGGTAGAGATATAGTCTGGGATAGCGATCAAAGAGATGTAATAGATTATATGCTAAAAGATCGTAGATTTGGATTACACGCAGCTAAATTTGGTTATGAAGATGGTGAATTTATCTATTTTGATGACGATGCATTAGTATTTAACGCTACAACAGTTGCACGTACTAAAGCAAAAACTACTGTTGATGATTTAATCAAAGCAGTTTTAAAAAGAAAAAAATTGCCGAAATATCCAGAGTGGACTCCGGCATTTGCAAAAGACATAAAAAGGAAATACGGATGAAAACAATAAAGGAATTAAGAGAAGCTGCTGGAAGAGAAATAACCGTTGCTTGGGATATGGATGATCCATTTGCATACGCTGGAGATTGGTCAGATGAGTATAACATTTATTTATCCGATTGGGATGAAAAGAAAGATGTGATTACAGTTTCTGGCACTGAAAAGGATTTAATGAATTGGTTAACTTCTGAGGCAGGTATGGATAAAAAACAAGCACAATCAGAAATTAAATCAGGGAAAAGGATAAAAGTATGAAGACTTTAAAACAAATAGCCGAAAGGTTTAACGCAAAAAAATTACATCAGGAAATTAGTAAGATTAAATTACCTGGGTTCGAAAATAAATATGCTCATGAGGCAATGCAAGAACTATTAGATGCAATTAAAAAGGCTAAAAAGTTTGCAGACTATGAAGAGGAATATGAAAGAATTGGTAATTCTATTAATAGACCACAAGCAATTGAAATATTAAAATTAGTAGATAAATTCGGGAGATAACATGGCATTAGATAATATTCACTCACAGCTACAAGAGATGCGTGACCGCATGGAGCTCAAAGAAAAATGGAATGAAAAGATGTCTATTAAAGGCCTTGGAGAATTCCGTAAAGCATATGAAACATTAAAGAAATCTGGAGTTGATAAAAGATTTGTAGCTTCAATGGAAAAATTCTATGATGATTTAGTAATTGGCGGTATGTATTCTTCCCGCGCAGCTGAAGATGCTGGTATTGTAAAGATAGACGGAAAAACTAAATACAAAAACGCAAACTGGTAATGGCATTATATACTTTTAAAGAGCATTTAATTAATGAGGCTAAAACTAAAACAGTCACAGTAAACTGGGGTCGTTTTAATCCTCCAACTATAGGCCATGAAAAGCTCTTAGATATTAGTATGAAAAAAGGTACTGGTGACCATAGAGTATATGCATCCCAAACCGCAGGCAATAAAAAGAATCCCTTAGACTGGAAAGATAAAGTTAAGTATATGCGTAAGATGTTTCCTAAACACGCAAGACACATACTTATGGATAAAAAAGTTAAGACAATTTGGGATACAGCAGTTACTGCTTATAAAGATGGATATACAGAATTTGAATTAGTTGTTGGTGATGATAGACACCAAGAATTTGTTAAACTTTTAGATGATTTTAATGGTGTTAAAGCTAAGCATGGATTTTATGAATTTGATGTAATAGATGTTATGAGTGCTGGTGTTAGAGACCCAGACGCTGAAGGCGCAGAAGGTATGTCAGCCTCCAAGATGAGAGCAGCTGCTGAAGACAATGATTTAATTACATTTACTAGTGGTGTGCCAAAGAAATTTAAAGATGCCGAGGGACTAATGAAAGCAGTTCAAGCCGGCATGGGTATAAAGGAGTCAAAATCTTTTAGACAAAATGTGAAATTGAAACGAGCCTCACTTTTAAGAGAAAAATTTGTGGCTGGTAAGTTATTTAATGTGAATGATGACGTAGTAACACTTGATGGTGTTGAAGGTACAATTAATAAACTAGGAAGCAATCACGTTGAAGTGAAACTGAAGGGAGATGAAAAGTTTAAAAACTTTTGGCTTTCAGATATATGTTTAAATAATTAGGAGATATTATGGTAAATAAAGAACAATGGCCGGAAGGCACAGTGATTTCAACTGAAGGCTTTTTTTCGCCTGACGGTGAATTATTATCGGGTGAACCACACACTCAAGCTGAAGTGGATGAATGGAATGGTACAAGCTCGGACTTACCTGCGACTGGCGGTACAACTACCAGTAGCGCAAGTCCAACACCTAAGGTAACTGAAAAATCCACAAAAATAGAGATGGAAGCAGCAGGCCGTGAGATTGGTATTGAACTAGATAGACGTAAGTCTAAAAAATCTTTATGGAGTCAATTAAAGAAAGAATTGTTTCCTAAGTAAAACTTTAATAAATATATATTATGGAATTGACTAAAGATAACTTCGAGTTATATGCTGCAAAGCATTATCAGAAAGATAAATGGTCTACTGATGAAGATTTTAAGGAAGATATATCAAGATTTAAATATATCAACCGGCTAATTAATAGGTATTATCGTGATGATGATTTGAAAGAGCGGTTAATATTAAACCACATTATTATATTAGGTAATGTGTTAGGACCAGAGATTTGTGCAAAAATCTTAATGTCTAAAACACATATAACTTTAAAAAGTATTGTTAAAACCTTCTTGGTATATTTAAATTATTTGCCAGAAGATAGTTATGTTGAAATTCCATTAGATTCAACAATTATAGATGTATTAAGGAAATTATAAATGAGTCAATATTTAAATGAAGGAGCTGTAGAGTTATTCTTAACGTATAAATTTATACGCCTCCTTGTGACACCTTGGAAAGAGACAGAAGCTTTTGATGAAGGCGTGGTTGATAATAAAGGTAAACTATTAGTAAAATATAAAAACCAATCATCAGCTCAAAAGAAAGTATATACGCCATTTCATAGGCTAGTATTTAATATTAAAAGAATTCTAGAGAAGGTACCATTTGGTAGCTCAAGAATAAAATCATATGCAGCTGCGCTATTCTTATTAAAAGAAGAACATGGCATGGCTGAAGAAGATATTTTAAAAGTATTAGAAGACTTAGGTCACAATACTTCAATTGACTTAGATGAAGATATAAAATACATCAAAGAAGGTCAACATATTCTAAATCATGATATTGCCAATTATTCAAAAGGTAGTATTATTAATTTAGATTCTATAAAACCTGTAAGTTACTTTGCAGGTGTCCCTATATATAAAACTAGGGAAAATATTCTTATATCGGCTGAAAATATTCTATAAATCTATGTACTTTCGTTAGAAAGTATGGTATAATAGTATATAAAACTTAAACAATTGGAGTGAAATGACGTCTATTTTTGTGACCAAAAGGTCTGGTGAAACTGAACCATTTAATATTAATAAGATTCACCGGGTACTCGAATGGGCGTGCCAGGATTTAACAGGCGTTTCAGTATCTGAAATAGAGATGCGCGCTAATGTTCAAATATATGAGAAGATGGATTCAGTTAAAATTCACGATCTTCTTATCAAATCATCGTCTGAACTCATAACTGAAAATACACCTAATTATCAATTTGTAGCTGCAAGGCTAATTAATTATAAACTTAAAAAATTAGTATATGGTGACAAAGACCCTTGGCCTCTTATTGATATTATAAATCATAATATTGATGCTGGTGTATATGACCCAGAAATATTAAATCAATATTCAGAAGCTGAAATAGATTATATTAATAGTTATATATTAAATCATTCTAGAGATGATGACTTCACATATGCTGGTATGGAACAAATGAGGTCAAAATATTTAGTACAAAATAGAGCAAATGGTACTATATATGAAACACCACAAGTTCTTTATATAATGATTGCTATGACATTATTTGGTAGGTATAATGGAAGACGAATGAGATTTATAAGAGAATTTTATCATGCTATAAGTCAATTTTATATCTCATTGCCTACACCTATTATGGCTGGTGTAAGAACTCCAACAAGACAATTTAGTTCTTGTGTTGTACTCGAATCAAATGATTCATTAAATTCTATTAATGCTACAGCAACATCTATTGTTTCATACATTAGTAAAAAAGCTGGATTAGGTATTAATGCTGGTAAAATACGTGGTGTAGGTGCTCATATTGGTGATGGTTCAGTAGTACATACTGGATTAATTCCATTCCTTAAATATTTCCAATCTGCAGTAAAATCTTGTAGTCAGGGTGGTGTTAGGGGAGGAGCTGCAACTGTATATATGCCTGTTTGGCATTATGAATTTGAAGACTTAGTTGTATTAAAAAACAATAGAGGTACAGAAGAAACACGTATTCGTAATATGGATTATGCCTTCCAATTTAATAAGCTTATGTATGAGAGATTATTAACTGGTGGGAATATTACTTTCTTTTCGCCTGATGATGTGCCTGGATTATATGATGCATTCTTTGAGGACCAAGATTTATTCCAAGAGTTATATGAGAAGTATGAAAGGTCACGTAAAATACGTAAAAAATCTTTACCAGCTTTAGAAGTATTCTCACAATTCTTAACAGAACGCAAAGAGACGGGCCGAATATATCTACAAAATGTAGACCATGCAAATACACATGGTGCATTTATTGAGAAGCAAGCACCAATTCACCAAAGTAATTTATGTTGTGAAATTGATTTACCAAGTCATGGATTAGAATCTTATGATGATACAGAAAAAGGTGAAATATCTTTATGTACTCTTTCAGCAATTAATTGGGGATTAATAAATGACCCTAAAGATTTTGAAAAATATTGTGAATTGGCTGTACGTTCTTTAGATGCATTATTGGATTATCAAAACTATCCTATTATTGCGGCACAAAGGTCAACAATGAATAGGAGACCATTAGGAGTTGGTATAATAAACCTTGCATATTTCCTTGCTAAAAGAGGACTTAAATATAATGATGAAGCTCTTGCCACAGTTGATGAGTACGCGGAAGCGTGGTCTTATTATCTCATTAAAGCTAGTGCTGATTTGGCTCAAGAGAAGGGATGTTGCTATAAGTCACTAGAGACCAAATACGGTCACGGGATACTGCCGATAGACACTTATAAAAGTGAGGTGGATGAACTAATTAAGCCGAAACAAAGGATGCCTTGGAAGTCTTTAAAGAATCAATTACAAAAATCAGGTATAAGAAACAGTACATTAATGGCTATTATGCCAGCTGAAACATCAGCTCAAATAGGTAATGCTACAAATGGTGTAGAACCACCAAGGGCATTAGTATCATATAAACAATCAAAAGATGGTGTAATGGCTCAGGTTGTACCACAAATATATAACCTTAAAAATAAATATGATTTGTTATGGGACCAAAAAGGACCAGAAGGTTATTTAAAAATTATGGCAGTAATCCAAAAGTATGTTGACCAAGGAATATCCGTAAATACATCATATAATCCAGCTCAATATGAGGATAATAAAGTTCCAATGTCTGAAATGATGAAGGATTTAATTACATTTTATAAGTATGGTGGTAAACAATTATATTATTTTAATACAAATGATTTAGCAATTGAAGATGAATCAACTGAAGATTTATCAAGAGATGACTTTGCTACCCAACAAGAATATGATGATTATTGTGAATCTTGTACCCTTTAGCTGTTTACTTTTGGCTAAAACTATGGTATAATATATAATATGGAAAATCAATTTGTTAAATATTTAAATATACGACAACCAAGTAGATATAAAAATTATTATCAAGTTCAGAAAATTCCAAACCATTGGAAATACGGCAGTGGATTTTATACTATACATAAATGTGGAAATGAATTAACGGAGGACCACCCATTATACCAGAATTGATAATTTGTTATGTAATTATCAATGTATATATAGGGGTGTTCCTATACATAAAGATGATAGAGATTTTGCATTTAATTATATTATAAATACTGGTGGAAATAATGTAGAAACAGTTTGGTATGATGATAATTATAAAGAGATTCATAGAGAATGTATTGAACCAAATAAATGGCATCAATTAAAAGTTAATGTATTACATACTGTAGAAGGAATTACTAATAAAAGATTTGGAATAACAATAACAGAGTCTATTGATAATCCATTTTTGGAAAATTGAATTATTATATATATACTATATTCTGGGGAAACAGGATAACCGGAATCATTTCATAATAGTCTACAAGTCCACGTAGAAATTTTATATATATAAACAAGAGAATTTTTTATACCACAACACGGGGTATAGAAATGATACACCTTCGAGACAAGGCTAAACTATTTTTTAAAACGACATAGGAGAATATATGTTAGATAAAATCACTGGCGGCGTAGCCGCTGCAACAAGTATCGGTGTGATGCTTATTTCTTTAGCGATTGTTTTACAAATCGTTTTTGGTGGAAGCGTACCTTTCCTTGGCGGCGACGTCATAGGTACAATCAT